CACGACCAGAACTATATTTGAATAGAACTTTACCCTTTCCTTGCGTCACCTTAACATTATCACCATTTACGTCTACTGTAAATATAGACATGTATTTAGCAAGTCGTTTTAATACTTTCTTATCAGTAACTTTAATTTCCGTTTGATTCGTATTTAAGAATGATTTTACTTGTTTGCCGACTGCGCTATAATGAATGTCTTGAATATCGTTAGGGTTCATCTTCACGTAATCGGAAAGACGTTTTCCAATCTTTTCTTTATCTCTATCTGAAAACTTAGGTTGCTCTCCAACTTTAAATTTAGCAAACGACCCCTCACTTAATAGAGCAGTTTCATTTAAATAATGACTAAATCGTTTCATATTAACTCCAACTCTTTACCGCATTGAAGTTATTTTTACTAAACTCCAATCGATTGACTAGTTTAACTGCACTGTTAGACAAAGTGTCAATAGCAACAAAACCCTCTGGACCTGTTGTTTTATAACCGTTTGCTGTCTTAACGAATGCTGGTATTTGATTAACCTTTTCTAACTTCTTAACAATCATCATTTTGATATCAATTACATCATTATGCCACTCTAATGTGTGGGCAAATGTACCAGCAACCGAACGTAGTTGTTTTGTAAAGTCGTCTAATTGTTTTTTCTTTTTGTCCTTACCTTTAACCGATTTTAATTTAGAGATCTTCTTCTCATAATCAGAACGGATAAAATCAATGAAAGTAGCAACTGCTTTCTGTTTATTAGAAAACCTTTCACCCTTTCTAACTTGACCGTTGATATAAATTTTAACCATTTTAGCAATTTCAGTTTTACCAAATAGAATACCCATATCTTTAGTATTCAATTTCTTTAATTCCATATTTGCGTGATTTAGTTTTTTCTTAATTTCACCTAATTCTTTTACAGTAAATGTAGCAGTACCCGAAGCATCTACAAAATTAGTATCAGTGAACCAAACATCTTTTTGACGTTTAAATGAAGATAGACTTATTTTAAATTGAGCAGACAAATCGGCAATAGTTTTGCCAGTATATGTTGTATGCCAGATAACACCGACTTTAGATTTTAATACAGTTTTTGCTAAATCGGAATCGGCAGGTATTGCGTATGTAATAGTATTTGGAGTGAATGTAATATAGTTGTCACCGTCAATAGTTTCTTTCTTTAACTCATCAGAAGTAAACATAAAGTCACCTTGATAAACCCCTTTAAGTCCCATCTTAGGGAATTCTTTGAGTGCGACCTTTAACTTATCCCCTAATCCTCCAGGATGATTTTTATCAATATCAGCATTTGTGTAATTGATTTTAGGGGTTTTGTTGAATAATGCCTTTGTACCAACAAAGAACTTACCGTTCTCCGGATTGATACCAGCAATGACTGCTGGTGCACCATCTACTTTTGCTTGAATATTAACAGCCTTTTTAGAATGTCCTTCTAAAGAATGGGCAACGTCGTTAAGTATGGTAAGAGCCTGTTTAGCGCCAGATACACCGAAATCAAAGATAGCGTCTTCGACATGCTCAAGATGAGTCAGTTTTTCTTCGGAAAGGTACGACTTAAAAGATTTCATACTAGTATTATACTATAAATGTTGTTACTATATTTATAATAATCACACTTTGAAGTCTTTAAATGCGTTTTTATTCTTGCTTCCTTTGCTAGTAAAAACTGATTCTTCAAAGTCTTCTTTATCAGAATTACCCATTATACCTGATTGAGCATCTTGTTCGACGTCATACCATTTCATTTTTGCTTTGTTAATACCAATAACAAATCGTTTGTTTAAGTTTTCATCACCATAACGATTCTTCAATTGTTTCACCATTACTTGATTTAATTCTTGTAATTCTTCAGTCTGAATTAATGCTAGGAATAAGTCAGCAGTTGCTGGTAAACCAAACGACTCAGAAGTGTCCTCAAGACCCATATCAGAAGAACTGAAACCAGAACGATTAACTTGTGTAGCAGACCATACTGGAACATTAAATTCAACAGCAAGACCCCTTAATTCTTCGGCAATTGCCTTAACGTATGTATAACTGTTTACGTTATTAGCACCATTTAACCTTTGAGAAGCACAAATATTCAAATAATCAATATAAATGATATCAGGCATAAAGTTCTTTTTAAGTGCTAATTCTTTTAATAGGTGTCTAAAGTGACCAGCATGGGCAGTTGATGTAGGATATTCTTTAACAATTAACTTACCTTTTGTTTTAGATTGAATAGCTGCAATCTTTTTAGAATATCGTTCAAATGATAAATCAACAAGAGAGTCAACTTCTACGTCCATTAGATTAGCATCAATACGTTCAGCAATACGTTCCTCTGCCATCTCAGCAGTAATGTATAATACATTTTTACCCATAGTGAGATTTGACGCTGCCATATGACACATACCAATCGTTTTACCTACACCAGTTCCTGCCAAGATATTCAATATCAAAAGGAATACGTTCCTCTTTACGTTGATAAAACTCAAAACGTTCTTCAGCATTATCTAAGAAGTCGTGACCAATATGAGTATCAAAAGATACTGCTAATGCTGTTGATAATAACTCAGGGATTGAACCCTCAGACTGTTGTTTATTTTCCTCGTCATCAATAATACTAATTGATTCCATAATAGCATTATAAACTGCTTTATCTTTACAGAACTTTTCAGTCTCATCAAGCAACCATTCTTCGTTACTTTCTGTTTCTTTTAACGAACCTACTAGTGCCGAAGTTTCTTCATAATCAGTAGAACTTAAATCGTCTCTTCCGTCAATAGCAATTGTTAATGCTTCTTTAGTGGGTACAGAATTATACTTTGCGTAGAAAGTTTGTATTTCACTAAAGACATTTTTATCACTATGATTCTGAAAGTAATCGTCTTTTAAGAATACAATTACCTTTCTAGCATAGTCTTCATTATATATTAGATTCGATAAAATCGTGTTTTCAATACTCAACCAGTTTCCCTCTCTTTCATCATTCTTTCTGTTATAATTTTAGATAATATTACCTGAACTTCATCTTCATAAGGTTCAGACTTTATATCTTCTTCTACAGCATTATAACTATACGATATTTCATCTTCACCTACCTCTAAATCAAATACAGCAATCTCCGTACCGTCTTTAGTCCTTATGTAGAATATATCAGAGGTCATTTCTTGTTTGTTCCCTAGTTGGATTTACATATGTCCAAGCATTCCACCCTAATTTTTCTCCAATTCGTTTCGCATCATTTCTACGTTTAACTTCGATATCCGACATAATAGGCTTTGGTATTTTATTATTTTTCATCGGTTTCTTCATATTATTCTTCTTCATCTTTACTTCCCTCTAGTAGTGAATGTTGCCCAATTGCATATTTATTTGTAATAAATTCTTTAAACTTTTCATGTGTAACTATATCTTTCCAAAACTTACTCTTTTCTGTTTCAGATGCTCGTACCTTTTTATCTTCAACTTCACCTGTTTCTAAGTCAACTTTAGAGTACCAACCGTTAGATGGTTTAACTACAAACCCTCCTTCTACAGCAACTTCTAATAAACCAGAATTCCTTTTAATTCCTCCTTCCCATGTAACAGAAATCGGAATCTTTGATTTCTCTTTGACAAATCTAGACTTCTCTACGTTGATGACGAAGTCGTATCCTTCAATTTCGGCGCCTTTCTTATTCTGGCGACGTCCAATAATCCAGACGTTATCAGCAGAGTACATGACACCAGTGCCACCAGACACAACCTGCCGGCTGAACATTTCCTGTGTTTCATATGTATGATTTACCACTATTAAAGGGACATCCTTTAGGGTTAAATAAGGTGTTACCATTCTAAATAACGATTTTAATTGTTTTGCTCTAGTCATATCAGCAACGGATTTACCATCTCTAGCATCGTCCATTTCTTTCTTAGATGCTAGATTACCAATAGAATCAATCATAATATAAACATTATCTTTTTCATCTAAATCTTCTAATTGATTAACAATGTCAAATTTAAGTTCCTCGATGTTTTTAAGGGGAACATGTAGTACCCTATCGGTATCAATGTTAAAGGACTCGAAATAGGATTGTGGAGTGCCGAACTCTGAATCATAGAACAATGCTATTGAGTCGGGATATTTATCCATATATGCTTTCATCATTAATAGACCAAAGGCAGTTTTAAAATGCTTAGATGGTCCCGCAAGAACAGTTAGACCAGAAGTAATACCACCATCTAGTCTACCAGAAAGTGCTACATTAATCATTGGTACTGAAGTCGGGATTATATCCTTTGCATTGAATAACGCAGACTTTGAAAGTTGCGTGGATTTGATTGTGCCTGATTTTTTCAGACGTTCAAGTAATGTACTCATAATATAAATTTCCTAAAGTTTTATTCAATATACCTATATTATACTATACTTTAGACGAAAAGTAAAGTTTTTATCTACGAACAGGTTCATTAATTAATTCTTCAAGATTGAAAGGTTTTCTCATATTACCCCAACGTGTAAAGTAAATAATAGGATATTTGGGAAACATTTTAAGGAATGTTGGGGCATCAATACCAACTTTCTCTGCTACTACCTTATAATCAGTGGGTAAAGACGATTTACCATATACTCCTCTACCCTCAACTAAAGCATTTAATCGTGATATTGTTGATACAAACCCATTAACGTCCATCAACTCTGAAGCAATTTTCTCACTCCAAACGTCTCCGACAATATAACCATCTTCGTCTAAGGCATAGTCTTTATCGCCTTTAGAAGTAGCATATTTATTTTGAGCATTAAGGTTTTGAATATTCTCTTGGAAATTCTCCGCAAAATCTTCAAAAGTTTTACCTTGACTATCTACTACTACATTATCTAAATTAATCTTTGCCATATGTCCTCTTTAAAAAAATGAATCTAACGAACTCTTAACTTCCCAATCCCAACCAATAGGTTGTAAAATAGATTCTAATGGTCTTAAATATGATTTCTCAAATTGAGTATCATAATCAATATACTTTTCCATATCAAATTCAGGAGGAAGTCCACCTACAAACGAAACTACATTCTGCCCATTTGGGTTTGGAGTCTTCAAATAAACAAATTTAATCTTAGTTCCTGCATCAACACGCTCAATTTCATTTAAATTATATTTATCCAACAACTTGTTAAATAATATAGAACCCCTTACATGAATAGGAACAGATTTCTCTTGTTTTAAATATTTAGTATATTCGTTAATTCCACGAGGGAAAGAAATATCTTCTACGGGCAAAGTATTAAATTCTTCCCTATATTTAGTTACCAATTCTTGTAATTCAGACTCAGAACCAGTTAAAACTACCTGAACTGCTTTTTTTAAATTACCCCTTACGTTTGCTGGTGTAGAAGATTTAACAATTTCAAGACCCATTACTTTCATTTTAGGTTTCTTATATCTAACACCCTCATTATCCCAAACGTTCAAAGCATATCTTTTCTTAGCAGTCCAAAGTCCTTGCTCAGCAATTACCTCTCGTCCCATTTGCATCTTTTGCTCATAGGCATTAACATAGTCTGCTAACTCTTGGTATGAGTCATCAATAAATGGTTCAATTTTTTCTTTAGCGATTGTGTCAAGAAAGTCAACAGGTTGTTTAGGTTTGAACCTAGAAACAAGTTTTCCCATATCAACATAAACAGAATCGGTATCAATAGCAATAATGTAATCACGGTCAGTTCCTAATAAATTATTCAAATAAGAGTTTAGTTTCTGTTCAATCCAACGAATAGCAAGTTGACCACCAGTGGTAATTGCTTCAGCATTTCTTAAATCATAATATCTAAACCATTGATTACCAATAGCACCATAAGCAGAGTTTAACTGAATCTTTTTTGCCATCTGGATATTATTATATTTACTAATCTCGTTAGTTGTATCTTCACCATCCTCTTTACGTTGTTGAGCATCTAACATTTTACCTTTGAAAATCTTACGTTCATTGTAAATCTTTTCCATCAACTCAGGTAAGAATCCACGTTTATCCCTACGGTATAAAGTACCATTAGGAGCAACCGTTTGATTTGTAACTTTTAACTCACTTAAATCTACTTCTTTTTTAAGTAAAGAATCTACATCAACCCCAGATTTGAAACCAACAATAGTTTCAGGGCTGATATTGTAATTCATAATTAAATGGGGATACAGTGAGTTTAAGTCAAAAGAAACAATCCAGTTATGTTTACCCACAATAGGTTTTTTAACATAAGCACCAGCATATTGTTCATTTTTACTAGTATGTACTTTAGGTGGTGCTACGATATTCTGTCTAATCAAATAATCATAGATAATAGCATCCCACTGTTTAACCGTACCGAATACGTCTTGATAATTAATTTTAGCATCATATGCCATAGTTAATGTCAAGTCAATAAGTTTCATTTTATCGTCAAGTCGTTTTACAATCTCTACGTCCCTAATATTATAGTCAATAAACTTTTGATAATTATCTCTAGATAGATTAAATAACGAACCCTCTTCTTCATAAGAAAGTTTCTTTTCACCTAATTCAACATGACCAATCCAATCAAGTTTATAACTCTCTTGTAACTTATAAGTGAATTTCTTATACAGTGCCATATAGTCTAATGTTTGAACACCATAAAGGTCGTAGATAACTTGGTCTTTACCAAACCTAGATTTTACATTACGTTCCCTAACCCAACCAAATGGAGAAAACCTTTTTGTAATATCAGGACCAAATACTCTAGCATAACGGTTTATGATGTAAGGGATATCAAAACCCTCAACGTTCCAACCAGTTACAATATGTGGTGGTTCTAATTCCCAGAAATTTAGGAAAGATTCTAAAAGTTCTATTTCAGTATCATACTGAAAATATTCTATTTTAATATCGGTATCTGCATACTCACCATCTGCTTTATCCCAATATTCAAGACCCCAAGTGAAGTAAGTTTCTTTAATGCTATCATAAACTGTAATGGCATTGATAATACTCTTTGCTTGTTCTGGGTGAGGGAATCCTTCGTCAGACTGTACTTCAATATCAATATTATACGTTCTAATTTTCTTTGGGTCAAATTCAATATTACCTTTCCACTTATCACAAATATACTGAACATCATATTGGTCAATGCCATAAACATTAAACCCAGAAACGTCACCATAATCATTAACAAAGTTTCTAGTATCTTTAATAGTTCCAGGATTAATAGGATATACCTTTTCTCCTTCTAGTGTTCTAAACGGAGTTTCACCCTTTTTACCAGGAACGTACATGGTTGGTCTAAATTCTTCTCTACGAATAAAGTCTCTACCTGAGTCAGAAATCCCTCTAGATAAAACCTTATTTCCTAATACATTTACTGATGTGTAAAAACTCATATATTCTATTATTTCTTATTGTTGACTAATTTTATATCCTAGACCAGAACCCATACATTCTTTTTTAAGTGGGTTCCACCATCCTCCATCAGAGCATCTAGATTCTGTTATTCTGTCTTCTGCATCATTGACGGATTCTTCCTTAGTTTTAATTATAGTGTCATCTTTAGTAGGTTCTACATTAGATGTTATATCAGCATTAAACCCACAATGAGGACACCAAGCATTTGGTACTTTTTGGTCATACATAGTCCACATTTCTGAGCAGTCAGTACATCTATATGTACTGCTTTCTAGTTTATACACGTTCTAGTTCACCTGGATAATGAAGATATGTTTTAAGCATATATTTTGTTCCTTTAATAACAGGTTTTGCCTCATGAGGAAACCCCATCCAAGTTGGAAATATAAGAAGTCTGCCTTGAATTGCTGAACATTCCACCCCTTTTAAATGGTCAGTAAATACAGTTTCTCCTCCCTCTTCAACCGTGTTAGGGTAGAATAAAAATGCTAACATTCTATTAGAAGAATTACTATCAACAGAGTCTACATGCTTTTTATAAAAATGCTCACCCTCGTCATATCTATGCATTCTCCATTCTTCCAAAATATTAGATTTTGGCATAGTGTCGGAAAACCCCTTTGATTTCATTTCGTAACGATACAAATTAGCATAATCCATCACTACTTTATTCAGGGATGATAATAAGAACTTCATATCAGAATCGGTATCAGAAACAACAGAACAATTAAGTTCAATTGCAGAACGATACCCGTCCTGTCGTTCTTTCGGTCCCCCAACACCACTTAGGACATGACTATCTTCATGCTTTTCAAAGTTGTCAATCAAATCATGACAAACTTTAGGAGGCAATGCTCCATTATAAACCTTTATAAAATCTTGTAGTTCCATGCTAATGTACGATATTAAATTTAGATTTTACAGTACTCGTTTTTCTTTCTGTAGACTCAATAACAAAAGCATTAACATATGACTTTAAATTCATAATAGTTCCGTCGTCCATTTCAACGACACCACCATACCCCTCAATCACAGCCTCTACTAATGATATTTTATCTTCAACTTCACCATCTGCTACCATTTCAAAAGTGATACAGTCGTCCATTTCCATAAATGTAAAACACAACGATACGTCATAAAATCTTGGTTCTTCGTAATCTTTAAATCCTTCGTCTAAATCATATTCAGTTATATCAGCCATTAGTCTTCTCCTAAAGTTGTTTGAAATTGCTCAATAGCAGTTTGAATAGTCATATATTCTCTCGCTGCGTCGTGAAGAGCATTATGATGAATAAACCCGTCAGGCATAACTTGAGTAGTTTTATTCAATAAGGTATGAACTACAGTCTTAGAGTCGTGGATATTCCACCATTTCCAAGGTAGTTCGTATGGGGTTGCATTACCAGTAACACGAAATAGGTCGTGCATGATAGAGAAATCGAAATGAGAACCTCTAGAATAAACTAGAACGTCTTTAGAATTTATGTCTAATGAATTGAACCAATCAGATATAGCAGGCATTAATTTAGACCAATGCATATCGTTTTCAGATGGTTTAAGAACTTTCATGGCATCTTCACCTTGAGTTGCCCACCAATCTAAAGTATCTTTTTCAATTTTCCGTCCGGCGTCAACTTGAGATTTAACTTCCATAGTAACATAAAAACCATTTACAAGGAGTTCTTCGTATTTGTATTCTTTAGATGAGTCTACTGCTACAGCACCGACTGATAAGATGACTGCGTTGGCATGAGTGCCTAACGTTTCTAAGTCAAAGACAACTGAGTCTATGGGCATTTATTTCTCCAATAATATAATTTCAATACCTCTATTATACTACGGAATACCCAATTAGTCAAGTTTTTCTATATGTTTTTCAACGTATTCTTTTGATAAGTTTACTGCGTGTCCTTCATTAATTAGTCTATCGTTAATAGATACCAAATCACCAATGATAAATAATTCACCAAGAACTCTGCCAAATTTACCAGTGCCATGTGATTTAAGAATAAATTTATTATCTGCTTGTTCTAACATCTCAGTTAGTCTATGTGTCGCACCCTTTCCATAACGTTTTTCAGTCAAGTCGCGAGTGCGAGATTCAGGTGTATCGATACCCATAAAACGAATACGTTTAGTTATCCAAACGTCAAAACCAAGGTCAATGTAGGCATCAATAGTATCACCGTCAAGGATTCTTTTAACCTTTCCTTCATATTCGAACATAGTTTATCTCGTCATACTTAAAATCTTTGCGATTTGAGCATCTAATACACCAGCACGATTTGGCCAATGAATGTATGCTTTATCTGGATTACTCTTTAAGTTCTTTAATAAAGGAATAATCAATCTTTCCAACGCTTTAAGTTTATTCGCTTTAAAATTCGTAAACTCTTCTTTCTTCGCATCGAGCTCAGTTTCGACCGTCTCCTGCCTAACCAAAAGATCAGCCAAATTGTTATTAATATCTCCGAAATCAACACTACCATCCCCATTAAAGTCAAGTTCACGTACTTCTCCTATGGTTATTTCTAATGCATCCAACTTATCTGTGATTTCAGTAAAATCTACTGCAGGTGCTACATCATGTGCATGGGTGTGTGTACATTCAAATATTGAATCTAATTTTGTTTCTATACCCGTCATGTCTGGTAAATCGCCAGCAGTTAATGCGTCCAATCTTTCTAATGCAATGATTTGGTCTAACTTATTTTCAACTGAAGTTAAATCAACTTCTTCTGCTGTATGAGTATGACCAACATCATCAGGAATTAATGCTAAAATTGCATCTAATTTTGCTATAACTGGACCAAGGTCTGCAGTTGCTGCAGACGATACTTTGGTAACAACGGTATCTAAATCACCATCGTCGTTATCCGAGAACGAGAAACCCCATTCGAAATCCTCATCTATATCAAATTGTCCATTTTCTGAATCTGCCATGTCTTTCTCCTAAAAAGGTATGAAACTTCTCATCATCCCTTGGGGACTGAAGTTATTTTGTATTCCCCCAACACTGCGGTTAATATTCTGCATTAGTTGGGTCATTACGTTAATATCATTTGTTAATTTGTGCATATGCAATTCCATCTGAGTTGATATTGTAACAACTTCATCTGCTTGCATTTTCATTACATCCATATCTCTATTAATGGATTCCATAGAATATGAAATCGTATTCATATTCATACTAATAGAAGTAAGGTCATTTGCACCTTTTTCTAACGACTCAGTCCACGATTCCATGTGACTGTTTACAACAAGTCCAGCATAAACAAACACCACCGCAACAGCAAGTTGAGATATAGTTGTTATCCACTGGCACGTGGTAGAAGTACATACCATAGTACATCCTTATGTTTAACGATAATACTATTTATAATTTACCTAGAGCCTATTGTATATTTCGGAACTAAATCCCAATTCTTCTTATCTTTAAATGAAATGACTTTGAATTGCCCGATATGCCCCATTGGGTCTAATTTAGATTCATCAACGACTGTTAATAAATTCCACTCAACTAATAATTTAATAATAGCATTTCTACGTTCAATATCAACAATATCTATTGTAGAATTCTTACCGTCTAGTGCAAATAACTCTTTGAAATGTACTATGTAATATCTACCACGTTTGTGTAAAATATGAGTAGACTGATATAATATTTTATCTCGATTTGAGGCGACACCTATACGTGTTAAGGTTTCTTTAATTTTTAGAAAGTCGTCGTCTAACTCAAATTCAACTTCTAGAAGTTTATCAAGTGACCATTCATAATCACTTGTGCTTTCCTTTTGATGATCCATTGTTACCACCCTTGTCCATTTTGCTTTTCATAAAGTCAAAATGTTCCTTAGACAATAGTGGTAAGACCTCGACTGCCCGCTGTTCATTATAATTATAATATTCTTTAATAATATCAACTTTAGAAGACGTCTTGCTGGCTTTCGCCCACTTGTTATAACGCTTCTTTTTTCTGATACTATTTATAAAATAATCATATTGAAGTAGGTTGTCGAGGTCGTAGTGCTCATTCATATCATTCGCATACATTACGGTATCGGGACTCATACTCAATGAACGGTTAATTAAAAACCTATTCTTTGTGTATTCACTTTCTTCCATATCTCCAGTTCGGATTAGGTTCTTATGCCCGAAGTTTAAATCAGGCAGGATGTCCTTAAATAGGTTTGCCATATAACGCTTCCATCATTTCACGGACTGCCTTTTCGGGAGCAGAACCACTTGGGTGCATGACGCATTTACCGTTCTTGAAAAAGTAAATTACTGGGTGAGAACCAACAGGGAATGTTAATTGCTCTTTTACCATTTTAACTTTAACTTCTGGCCAGTCGTTTAGAATAGGTTCTAAAACTTCCGGAATGAAATATTCACAAA